TTGCCCTTGACTGGTTGAGCGACCCACTTACTCATGGGGCGCATAGATTGATTACAGGTCCGATTGAGGCTGGTGTAAAGGGCGCTGGAAGACAACTCTCTAAAAGTGAGGGTCTTGTAAATCTAGCGCATAGAATGTCTGCGTCTACTCTGGCTAACGCCTTGAATATCCATATGGGGGAAGCAAGACAGATCAAGAGAATGGCGGACGCTTTCCGCGATAGGCTTAAAGGGGCGCATGGGAAGGCCGAAGAATTCATGCGGTCTAGACAGATAGAGCTAAAAAAGATTGCAGATGATGCCGGGATCAGCGTTGATGACCTTAATAAGTCAATCATAGATGACATAGAAAATGGTACGATAGGTACATCAGACAGTATCACGGCAAGACTAAGTGATGATGCCGCTAGGGTAGCCAAGGAAGATATGGATGCCTATGATGAGATATTACGTCTTGAGCAGGAAGCTGGTGTAGATATTGGCGATCTAATTGAACGTGCGGAAGAGTTGGGGATCGAGGGGTATATTCCACATGTTGCAACCATTCACGCCCGGAGAGCCATGAAGGGTGGTTGGAAAGGGTGGACACGACCCGTAAGTTCTACCCACGCATTAAGAAGAAAACATGGCGGGACGATCAGCGAAATAAATGAAAGGATGCAAAAAGATGTGGATCAATTCCTACATCACGATCCTGCGTTGCTCCGCGCCTTACGTCAGTCAAGAAGCGCACAAGAGATAGCTTATGTAAATTTCAATGATGGTGTTAAGCAATTTGGTCGCTATGCCGATGAATTTCCTGATGGGAGATACCCAAAGGATTTTGTGACGATAGATGGAATACCGGATGTAAAGTTTCCAAAGCATTTAGCAAGAACTATAGAGAGCCAAAGGAATATATTAAGGGGGAAAGACCCACTTAATGACTTCCTAAAATATGCCGATCAATTACAAAACGTATGGAAGATGTGGACTCTTGGTGTAAGACCGGCCTACCATATGAGAAACTTTGTTGGTAACATTTGGAATGCGTATACTATTGCTGGGCTAAAAGACCCAAGGGCATTTAATACTGCAAGACAGATGCAGATAGCTGCTTTGCATAAAGTTAATCCTGATTATGCAAGGAAGATGGGGGCAAAGGTAGACCCGCAGACTGGTAGAGTTGATGTGGGCAACTTTAACCTCAATGACAAGGTTCCCGGATCAGACCTAACTTATCAAGAGGTTATGGATGAGGCCATGCAACGGGGCGTATTTGGTAAGGGTCAATATGGTGTTGGTAGTGATGTTTTGTATAACCTTGAAAGAGACTTGGAGCGTGCGTCTGAGGGTGGTCTTGCTGCGATGACAGCCGCTGAAAAGGCAAGGGCATTACTTACACCCACCACTGAGAATGTAATGTTGAGAGGTGGTTTTAAGATTGGTAATGTAATAGAGGATAATGCTAGGCTTGCTGTCTTTATGGATGCGTTTAAGAAAACCGGATCACTTGATGATGCCGCGAATATGGTTAAGAAATCTTTGTTTGATTACTCTGATCTTTCTCCATTTGAAAGAAGTGTGATGAAAAGGGTAATGCCATTCTATACATGGACGAGAAAAAATATCCCCGCTCAGATTATTGCTTTGTGGAAGAACCCAGAAAGGGGTAGAAAATTAGATATAACTAGAACTCAGCTAGAGTTTGAAAAGGGAAGGCCAGATTCCGAGGATGTTTACGAGTTTTATAATCGTGGCGTACCAATCTATATGGATAAAGAAGAGAAGGGCGAGGTCTGGAAGATGTACAGGATGCTTAACTACTTACCCATTGCTGATATAGAGAGAACTACAGACTTTAAACAGATGTTCAGTGAAATGCTGACGCCAATGTTTAAGACGCCTTACGAAATGATGAATAACTATGACACGTTTCGTAATAAGCAAATAGAGCAGACGAAGGGACAAACCACGGATTTCCTTGGGGTGAGAATGCCTGTTCGCATGGCACACCTTGCACAACTACTTGTTCCAATTGCAGAAATTAATAGGGCTAACCCATTTGGCATGTTCGGAGAAGCTACTAAAGATGAAGAAACCGGCGAATGGACAAGAACAAAATCTTGGGGGATGGAACAACCGTTGATAGGTTTTGAGGTTCCCAATCTACCTATACCCGGAATTGGAAAACTTATAAAGGGTAAGTATGAATTTGGTGGGACACCTAGAGAGTCAACAAGAGATCAACCGGCCGGCGTTAGATTCATGCAATACGCTCTTGGAATACGTCCATACTATGTGTCTGCTGGTGAGGGAAGAAAGTACAAGGTAAAGAATTTCAATAGAGACTTGAGAAGCCTAAAATATTATCTACACAAGGCTGAAAAATCAGGGCAGTTTAGGCGAGCCTCAGAACTTCTAAAATTAATCGAGGATCATGAGGCTGCTGAGAGGAGAGCAAAGCTGGATATTAAAATGGGAAGAGAACCAAAGTATCCTCATTACAGCAGATATTACGAGAGATGAGGACTTTACTAACTATACTCACATTACTTCTATCACCGTCTATACTAGCGGGACCACCTGAAGGTGCTAAACAACTGATGATACCCTACCCATCCATTTGTACGCCGGGTATGACAGAAATGATGAGCGCACTTACCACAGACTATGCAGTACATATCTCCATGACGTTTGAGGAGAGTCCCACCACAGGCATAGTGGTGTTGCATAATCCTAACACTCAGACTGCTGCTGTCCTTCATGTTAGAGAGGATAGAACTTGCATAGTATTCTCTGGACAGAATCTAAAGATGTTTGATAGACCTGAAGGAATGGCACCTCCCCAAGTAGACCTAGAAGATTTTGAGGAATCATAATGAATGTAGATTCAAGAGTAATAACCCTAGCCTTATTCCTTATCGCCCAATCTGTGGGTGCTATATGGTGGGCTAGCGGTCTATCGTCTGAGGTAGAGAGATTATCTGGCCTTGTTGACAAGTCAGACCAGTTTCAAACTGAGATACAAAGAGCGGTGTCCGGTCTTGATGTTCTTAACTTTAAGGTTGAAGAACTATGGAAGGCTATTGAGAGATTAGAAGAAGCTGATAATGTCTTGCGTGATGTTGACAACGAGATAATGGTTCAGCACGAACAAATATTCTCTTGGTTAGCTGAGGGTGAAGCAGAGCAGACAGCAAAGGGAAACCCATATGGCGGATGATGTTAGTCTAAGTGATAAGACTAGCGTTGGAATGCCGATTAGAAACCTGATCGGTTTAATAGGTACTGTTTGTGTGGGAGCATGGGGTTACTTTGGAATACTTGAAAGACTGAATGTAGTTGAGACTAACCAGATTCTAATGGAAGCAGATGTAACCAAGAACACGGAGTTCCGAATTAAGTGGCCTTTGGGCCAGCTCGGATCGCTTCCGGCCGATTCGGAACAGTTCATGCTCATCGAACATTTATCTGGTGAGTTTGAAAAGCTACAGGGAATTATCGAGAAAGGCGATGCTCCATTCGATAGGCAACAGGCGCTTACCCTTGACTTTTATAAGCAGAGGATAGAAGCACTGGAAAGAAAGGTTGAAACCTTAAAAGATAAAGTTGCACAAATTAAATTCGGAAATGGAGTAACACACTAATGGAAGTTATGTTCGTATTATTGTTGTACATGAACGATAATCTCAAGGAGTGGATGGGCCATTGGGAGAACCCAAGCACAGGTCAATGGGTAGAAATGGGGATGTCGGGATGTTTGAGTATGAAGCGTACATTAAAAAGAAATGGTTGGAAGGATACGGCATCCGGGAAGACTCGCTTTACTTGCGAGAAGAGGAAGGTCGAGTTAAAGACAAACAAAGACGGGAACATTGTAGTCGCGAGGGTTATAGAATGAGTCATTTAAAGGATATAAATTTATCATGGGGGAGACATCTACGTTTTGCGTTGGGGCTTGCTTCAAAGCTATTTCGTTTATCCTTGATTGCTGTGGTACATGGAATATTTCCATTTATCTTTACTTCCAAGGTTTCTGATTCAATACACAAATTAAATGAGGAGTTATCCTGATGGACCCAAGACAATTACTAAGCGCATTGACGCAAATCGTACAACAGCTTGCGGCGGCTGGGGTGCCACAAGAAGCAGTTATGGCCGCTGTACAAGGTGGTGGGCAACCGCCCATGCCTCAGCCCGGAATGGGTGCTGGTCGCGGACCTGATCTACCACCCGGAATTCCACAGGGACCACCACCGGGAATATTAGGGTAGGTGAGAGAATATATATTTCCAATATGCGCGATAATAGGGATACTTGGTTCTATATTTGGTCTGGTCATTTGGGCTAATATTTATTTTTTATAGGAGACATCATGGAAAAATGGAAAGCATTATCAAAGAGAAAGAAATTTTTAGTGTGCGCGGGTGCACTCGTAATAATCTGGGCCGTAGGCTGGGTTTCTGGCTGGTGGTCATCGCCACCGCCTGCTG